CATTATGACGAATGCAGCAAGTTACAGGCCCTCGAAGAGGAGAGGGTATGAGCTGGGACCTAAAAGACTATGTAACGGTCGCCGAGCGGCTACGGCTATTCATGAAGCGCTACCCAGAGGGATCGATGCAGCTGGACCCTGTCGAATTCCGAGAAATTGAGGGCAAAACATGGGTAATCGGCAGGGCCTACGCCTATAGGACACCTGACGATCCTCGACCTGGGATCGGTACAGCCTGGGAAATCATTCCCGGCATGACCTCATTTACGAAATTCAGCGAGGTACAGAACGTCGAAACCAGCGCATGGGGTAGAGCTCTCGCCGCTATCGGTATTGGAATCGATAAGGGCGTAGCCACTTGGGATGAAGTAAACCGTATGCGGGCCGAGGACAGGCCCAAAGTGCAAGTAACACCCATTGAGCCTGCGGAGAATCCGTTTACGGGCCCTCTCGGTCGAGATAAGGCTCGAGAGATCATGGAACCGATCACAGAAAAGCAACTAAACCTAGTTGAGAAGCAGCTAATACCGGACATTCCCGAGGCCGAGGTTATCCGCATAGTGACCGAATACCTGGGCGAATACAGGCCACCAAAGGCGTGGACAAAACGAGAAGCGATGGGAGCCTCTCGAGATAGCGATGGGCTAATAGACTTGCTCAGTAAAGCGAAAAAGGAAGCAATGGCAGGTACGCGCAGTAAGGGCCGTCAAGACGACCCATGGAACACCACCTAGACAGTAGGTGCCGAGGTATGCCCAGACCGGCGAGGTTAGCGCTGGGTAGCCGTTTGACCGGAATGACGGAGGAAACAGCACCGGCCACGGGTAGACCTATCTAGGTAGGGTGAGTATTCCCTAAAACCGACCACCACGGGAGGCCGAATCGAGCGCCAGCTCGAGCTCGAGGCGGCCGACCCAAACAGACCCGAGGGGAAACAAACAATGACAAACAACCTAGACGCACACTGCAAGCGCTCAGGGTGCGTATGCGATCACCTCGAGTGTTACCAAGGCTGGAACACACACGACGAAACCACAGCCGCGCCCTGCCAATACTGCCGACCACAGCTGCACGAGCGCCTATGGAAAGCACAGGCAGCGCGAGCAAAAGGTTATCCAATGGAATCAGTTCACCGGATACTGCGAACCGTGACCAATGGCTAACCCCCGTAGGACCCCCGGCTACCAGGCATGGGTAAAGAAAGTCCTAGCCACAGCCGAGCCCACCTGCATCAGGTGTGGCTATCCAGTAGACATGAGCCTGCCACGCAACCACCCCGACGGGGCAAGCGCAGACCACGAACCCCCTCTAGTCGAAACCGAAGACCCGACCCCCAGCCTCGACGGCGCAGGCATCGCCCACCTCAAGTGCAACAAAAGCCACGGCGGCCGCATAGGCTCCCAAAGAGCCCTAAAAAACAGGGCCTCTCAGAGCAGGGGTAAAAAGACCCCCTTTTTAAGCACACCCTCCGACACTCCCGCCGCCCCCTGCCTTTTTTCTCCCCAATCCCCCAAATCGGGCCTAGAACGGTCACAGGAGCCCCGATACCACCAGGACGGTTTCGTCTTGCCCAGATTGGAAACAACGCCGCACAGCGCGTTACGGGGGTCCTACGGGGAGCAGGCTGCCGAGTGGGTCCTCGAGCATTACGGCATGACATTACGACCGTGGCAGCGGTACGCCCTGGATCGTGCCCTCGAGCATGACAAAAACGGGCAGCTCATATGGCCGACCGTGATGATCACGGTAGGGAGACAATCAGGAAAGTCCTGGCTGTCCCGTGCGCTGTGCCTATGGCGGCTGCACCAGGCCGACCTATTCGGCGAAACCCAGACGATCCTGCATGTGGCTAACCGTCGCCAGACCGCTATGGAAGTTATGCGCCCGGCCGGATTGTGGGCCGTAAACAAGTACGGAAAAAAGGCCGTGAAGTGGGGCAACATGGAAAGCGGCATCGAGATACCCACAGGGGACCGATGGCTAATCCACGCCGCTAACGAAAGTGCCGGCGTCGGCTACTCGGTATCCATGGCCTTTATCGATGAAGCCTGGAAAGTAAAACGCGATGTGGTCGATGACGCTATCGCTCCGACCATGGCCGAGCGTATCCAGCCGCAGCTGTACCTAGTCTCAACCGCTGGGGATTCCACCTCAGACCTGATGAGCGTCTACCGAGGTAGAGCTCTCGACCAATTAACCAGCCCCCAGACCGGATCGACTCTGCTGCTCGAGTGGTCGAGCCCACCGGACGCAGACCCCGAGCTCGAGTCCACCTGGCGCTGGGCCAGCCCAGAATGGAACGAAAAGCGGGCCACATTCCTACGGCAGCAATGGAATAACGTCGAGGAAAGCGCGTGGCGTAGGGAATGGCTCAATCAATGGGTAACCAGATCCGACCATTGGCTCAGAGATTCCGTGTGGGCCGAAACCACCTACCCAGATCAGGACCTGCCCGAGGGAACCTGGACCGTGGCGGTCGAGTCCGATTTCGACGGCATGGGCCACGCTGTAGCAATCGCGGCACCAGACAGCGACGGCAACATCGTCACCCGCGTCACCACACATAGAACCATTAAGGAAGTAGACGACCGGCTAACCGAAATTAGGCAAAAAAACCCAGCGTTATACATCATGGTAACGCCCGGCTACGTCGATCGACTAACCAACAAATTCGACACCCTGGTCGGCCAGCGTGAAGCTGCAGCCGCTACCCAGAACCTGCTGGACCTGTTCGACCGTCGAGCGATCCACCACACGGGCGACCTGATCCTCCAAGAGCACCTAGCAGGATCGACGATCAGCCGACGGCAATCCGGCTGGGTACTGACGGCCCCCATGGGGAAAGCCGGAGTGTACGCGGCTCGAGCGGTCATGTTCGCCAGCTGGCAGGCATCAAAAACACCACGCCCCGTGGCGCAGATATACGCACGCCGCCGCGCATGATATAGGATAACCGTGTGGCGTTTCCCCGTTCACTAAGGATCGTGCGGGACCAGGAGACCATCGCCGAATCTGTCGCAGCGCGGTCGGCGGCCGAGTCTCCGGTCCCGCATGTCCGAGAAGCGACGTACGGTCTAACAGCGCTGCTCACAAACAATCTACAGGCCCGCGTCGGCCGCACCACGGCCATGCAGGTACCCGCGTTCGCTGACGCCGTTAAGACATACACCCACGTTATTAGCGCGTTCCCCCTGCGCGAGTACGTCGGCGACGACGCAATCGTCCCGCGGCCTTTCCTACAAAAGCCCAGCGCCACGCTGCCCTACTCGGCAGTAATCACCCGCCTAGTGACCGACCTGCTCCTATTCGACCGCGCCTACCTCCTCGTAACCGGCCGAGACTGGCAAGGATTCCCGAACCAGGTTCAGGTACTGCGGGTCGAGGACGTAAACGACCTCACGACCACTAACACCGGAATCGACGCCAACAGCTACCCACCCTCCGATCCTTTCTACTGGCTCGGGAACCGAGTACCGACCCGCGACGTCCTCAAGTTCTATGGCGACGGCTCCGGCGGTTGGCTCGCTAACGGCGCCACCGCGATTAACACGGCCGCAGCGCTCGAGGCCGCTACCCTCATGTATTCCGAGTCCCCGATCCCCTCGGTAGCGCTCAAGAATTCCGGCGCCGACCTGTCAGCCGACCAGGTGGACGCCCTCCTCGAGGCGTGGGAAACCGCCCGCGCTAACCGTGGAACCGCGTACCTGAACAGCAGCATCGACGCCCAAACCATGGGATTTAGTGCCCGCGACGTACAGCTGGTCGAGGGTAAAGCCACAGCAGCTCTACAAATCGCCCGCCTATGCAACATTGATCCGGTATTCGTCGGAGCAGCTGTACCCGGCTCGAGCCTCACCTACGCTAACCGCGTAGACCTGTACCGGCAGCTGCTGGACCTCAGCCTCTCGCCGGTTATGGCGCTAGTGCAGCAGCGCCTCAGCATGGACGACGTCACTCCTCGAGGGCACGCCGTCAAATTCGACACCAGCCTATTCCTACGTCAGAACCCCAGCGAACTAGCGACCCTTATTACCCAGCTAGTCCCGTTAGGCGTCCTGACAACCGAGCAAGCCCAACAGGTACTCGATTTGCCGACTCTCGGCGTCAGCCTGACACCGGAAGGGATCACACAATGAAAACTCTAGAAGTTGGCGAGTACGTTTTCGAGTACCGCGAGGAAGCCGAGGGCGACGTAGTCGGAGTCGGCCACGGTCGAGCCGTCCCCTACGAGGTCCCCACGAACCTGGGCGGCATCGAGGAATCATTCGCCCGCGAATCGTTCAGCGTCGATGACGTCATCGGTAAGCCCCTGGCCTACCGGCACGACGAGCCCGTCGGCATCATCACCGGGGCCGAGAACCGGGACGACGGCCTCTACATCGATTTCGAGATCGCTAACACGACCCTCGGCAGGGACGCGGCGACGCTCGCCCGCATGGGCGCCAGCCGTGGCCTATCGGTCGGATTCCAGCCGATTAAAAGCGCATGGGCTAAGACCCGCGACAAAGTCCAACATGAAGCAGCACGCCTCCTCGAGGTGAGCCTCACCCCATACCCCGCATACGCCGACGCAGGCGTATCGGATATCCGAGAAGAAGGAGAAACAATGTCCGAGAGCATGGACACCGCGCCCGAGGTCCAGGCCTCGGTCGATAGCGAAGCACGCGAGCAAATCGCGCAAATTCGCGAGAACATCAGCACCATCGAGGCTAAGGCGTTCGCGTCCGAGCCCGTCCACCCGCTGGCCGCTTACCGCACGTTCGGCGAATTCTCTAAGGCCGTCCTCAACGGCGAGACCGAGACCCGCGCCCTGGTCGATCAGATCACGACCAATAACCCCGGCGTCATGCCTCCTAACTGGATGCAGGAAGTTAAGAACATCGTGGACCTGGGCCGCCCAGGCATCACCGCGTTCGGCACCGAGTCGGCGGGCGAGACCGGCCTCGAATTTAACTGGCCCTATTACGCGGGTGACCTCTCGGCGATCGTTGCCGCACAGGCAGCCGAAAAGGACGAGCTCAACAGCGTCCGAGTCGATATCGCTAAGGGCACG